AACTCTAGTAGGCCTTCCCCAGCTGGGTTAAGTGATTTGAATAGCGTACCTATTGGTTTAAGTATAGCTAAGATAGCCATCTTTAAAATATCGATAACGCTAAACACACCTCGTAGAATCGCTTTAAAGTTCTCAGAAGATTCTTCTCCCATTTTGAACTTTTCAATCAACTCTACAACCCACTTAGTTAGACTGTAAAGTTCACCGGCTCTAACTGGTGGGAACACGTCCCTAAGAGCCTCTTTAAAGAGCCCTGTTATGTGGACGATAGACTCCATAGCGGACATAAAACCCTTTATAGCTAGGTCTCTTCCGCCCATACCAGCCCAAAAGCCTATTTGACTGTTGCGGGCTTCTGCTGAAGCTGAGATGATGCCTCCAAAGAAGTCACCGATGGCTCCAAAAAGCTCTTTTGCCTCCTCAAAGTCACCAAGGATCAATCGCCATGTTTCTGACCAACCAGATTGTAGCGATTCCATCATAGTGTCTTTAAGTTGGGTTAAAGTTTTGATGTCTGTAGCCGCAGCATTAGCCATCTCACCGAGTTTGATAATCTCTGTGATTTGTTCCTCGGTATAGCCCATTGCCTCTAATTGTTGCTCGGTAAGGTCTCCTGTAAACTTAGAGAGGGTTTCCAACAAGATCTCGGAGCTTAACCATCCCCGCTGTAGTGTTCCTCGGAAACCACCCTCTTGTTCGATCATCTTATCGACGGCTATTCCATGAACTCTAGCTGTTTCTAAGAGTGCATTTTGGAATACCTCGCCACCCATACCAGCATTCACAACGCTATTCCAGTCTTGTAGTTTTACAACACCAGTAGCAATAGCTTGCGAGAGCTGATACATAGCATTTGATGCTTGGTTCGCATCGGAACCACTGACTGCTGCTAGGTTAGCAATACCTTTGATAGCGGCTACTGAAGTGTCCAACTCTACGCCAGCCGCGGTAAACTTACCGATCGACTGCGTCATTTGCGTGAAGTTGTAGATCGTCTTATCAGCGTATAAGTTAAGCTCGTTTAGAGCCTTCTGTACGTCTGGTAATTGAATGCCTTTAGACGATGTGTTTGCTAGGATTGTTTGTATAGACCCCATCTGGACTTCATACTCTTGTAAGCCCAACGTGATTGGTTCTAATATGTTTTGACGAAACAAATTTTTAGCAACGTCTAGCGCAGCATTAGTGATACGGTTGAGAACCGTTGCCGCAATAATACCCATTCCAGACAGTTTATTAGATATACCGTCTACGGCTGAACCGAGATGCGATAAGTCTACTTTCCTAGAAGAGGCAGATATCTCTGCAAAGTTCTCAACCGCTGATTGAAAATTGAGAGACGATTTAAGAAGGTTTACGTACTTTAAAGTTTCTTGGACGCCAGCTCTAAACTCTGCTGGGTCAAAATCCATCTCAACAACATCTCTCTCGATTGTTCTTGAACTCATGAAACTACCTCCCGTACTAGGCGTTCTCTGAGTCCGTCGTACACAGATTCTAAGGCGGGATTAATAAAGTCTCTACCAGAGACATACCCACCGTTTCGGGTGCCATGACCGTATTGTAATAATATTACCAACGGCGCAGAGCCGGCCATAACACTGTTTGACCAGATTAGCTTGTATCCAGTTCTTTCGGAGCCTTCTATTCGATAGGCCCATGAACTAGCCGTTTCACCGGTATCCTGCGGAGTGGCACTGCTTAGAGCGGAAACTCCTTTGGCGCCGTATTCTTCAAGAATCTGCCTAAAAGTTATCTCGTCTAATTTTTCTAAGTGCGCAATAGTTTTTCTAAACTTTGGTGTGGATACCTTTAACATTATGCTATCCTTTTGAGCCATACTTTTTACGCCGAGCATCATTAATGGCCCTGTTCTGCCTCAAGATTTCAGATTTAGACATCTTCTTTCCGCCTTTCTGTTCGACATTGCAAACATCTATAAGGGCTAATAGCCGGTTTAGATGCCACTTTTCGAATTCGACGGGTATCTTGAATATGGTCATCCAATAGTAGATTAGTTCGGAAGTAATAGTGCGACCACCTCTTGCTCCGGATGACTTACCATTCCTAAATATCTTTGTAGCGGTCTGGGGAGACTCAATATAACGTTGAATCTCTGCTCCGTGATGCGCTATGAAGTATCTAAATATAGGAGGATCTAGTTCTCCTATTATCATACATCTAACGTACGATTCTATCTGTTCTCTGGTCTTTTCTTTAGGTTGTCCTGGTCCTGGATGGAACGGGATTTCCCAAATTGACTCCCATTTTGACACGGAGATCAACGAGTGTTCCAGCTTAACCTTTAGCGGCTTCGTTATGGTAACAAACTCTTGCGCCTCATCGTTAAACAGCTCGATCTCGGTTAAAACGATCTCTAACATGACTTACTCAGATGGCATAACTGCTTCAAAGAAGTTTATAGCTTTCTGTGTATCCGTTAACAACTCCATGAATAGAGTTTCATAGGCCTTAGAGTTCTTGAAGACGATTAATGCCTCTTCCGTCTTAATGAATTGACCAGTTGGAGTCCGAATGCCGAACGCTGTAAAGATTAGACGTTCAAAGAAGTGCATAATCTGTTGCTTATCTTCGTTAGCGATGAAACTATTGATTGTGGCTTCTAATCCAGCTGGGAATTCCAACTCTAGTCTGATCAATTCTGGTTTACTAATGTTAAAGAAGTGGTTTTCTTCACGGGGAACACCGTCGTAATCTGTGTATTTAATGACTCGTTTTTGCATGATTAGTATCTCCTTGTTAAGGTTTTTAAAAAGGTACAGCCCTATACATTAAGAGCTGTACCAAAAAGAACTACAGAGTGTCGATAAACGCTTTAATTGCGTCGGGCAAAGGCAAGTTGGCAACCACGCCTTCGGCGCCAAATAGCTGCTCGCTAATCCACGTTACAACGGCTGGATCAGCTTTCGTGGTGTCAATAACAACCATGGATGTCGGGCTTTGACCAGCTACTGATACGGGCGTGGTCGTAAAATCCCAGCTGAAGGCTACAGCTTCCGGCGAGTCGTTAACAGTGTTATATGCGCGCTCGGAAGGAGCCGCTTTACAACCATATACCAGGTGGATCTTATAACCAACCATATCACCGCCAGCTTCATTGCCAACACGAGTGCGGTAGGCAAGGCCAAATGTCTTGCGAGGCTGTTGACCAACGCTAACACCAGTACCCAAATCAACGCCGCCGTCACATTGCATGAATTCATCTGGGAATGTGTAGGCCTCAATAGACCCACCAAGGGTTTCCACAGATGTCAACGTAGCGTATTTGGCATTGTTGGCCCACAAATCGGTCGGCTCAGCGCCACCGGGCGATTCGGTTACAGCGGTCAAACCTTCCCACGGCACACCTAACGGATATGCTCCGTTTGCGTCGCGTACGTACAAAACGCCTTGGTCTAAACCACTTTCATAAACTTTTTCGGTTCCTACGTTCCAGACTAAAGCAGTCATAGTTCGTCTCCTTGTTAAATAACATTAATAAAAATTCTAAAGACATCGTGCACTAAATCGTCACTTAAAAATGACGACGTGTGTTTTGCTCCTGGAATGTTTCTCAGCAATATAGAAGGATTATCATCACCAGGGAGCGGACAAATATAAGTAACTTTAAAGCGGGTGCCTCCAGCATAGAATATGTTGTTAGCATGCGCTGATGTTAGCTCTTCAACGTCGTAAACAATGCACGGATATGTCATCACCAATGTACTAGATGGTCTAAAATACAAAGGAATACCAGGTAGGGTGGTCTGTAGTGTTGTGTGAAGCTTCAGTCTATCCTGCTCCATTATACAGTCCTCCCATGGCTAATCTAATCTTTGGCCGAATATACTCAATGGACGTAATACTCCACTTCCTATCTTGCCACTCAATATATAAGGCATTTGCAAAGTTTGCCATCGAGGACTCAGGAGCCACAATAGCTAGAATATGATTAGCGGTAACTGTCTGCTGATCACGTTCTCCACTAGACCAGCGAACTGGTCGTAATTGAATATCCCCCTGATACTTG